TTATCCATCGCAGTCGAATTTTTTAGCAATCGTACTCTCTAGTAGCTCGCATCTTGGTGCACCCGCACCCAATAACCATGGAATAATCCCACGATCAGCCTCCGTTGATACGTAGGCCATCTCCACTCCATGATCTCTTTGGCACGTCGGATCTTTACATGGTCTACGAGGACAATTGTCGTTACCGGGACAATAACAACGAAAGAAGCATTGCTGTCTGACACAAACCTTCTTTACGAACCGTCCGTTGTATGGCTTGTATTTTAGGCAGCGAGTCTTCGGATTTCCCTTACCACTAGACTCAGGGATTGTCGTGCACATTGCCGTCAAGCCTGAAGGGTCAACCCGCGAAATCTCGAAGTAGTTCTGGTACAAATTTAAGCCAGTAACTGGCGCAAACGCTTCTAAGTCATCCGAGTCGTCAAGCGGAGTTTTTCCGCCATCGTAGCCAATTGGATCGCGCGAGCAAAAACGCCCGATGCTTGGCGCGTACATCGCAATTGCATTCGTCGAAAATATTATGCTGAGGATCAACATCATAAAAGCTTGTTGTATCTGTCGAATGTTCATGGTCCTGGACCTCCGAAACGAATGAAAAATGGGTTTGAATCTCATTCAGTCTATGCGACTATTGGTTTTGGGACTATCGATTAAGCCACCTCAGAAACACGAAAAAAAGTCCTATGAGCGAGCCAACAATCGCCCCTACAAACGGCATTGCATTTTGTGCCCAATAGAGCGTCATCTTAATTTGGTAAGCGTCGTCTGACGTCGTACTTCCACTTCGAATCAAGACGATGCAACCATACATGACGCAACCGACAATGCAACCTGTAAAGGCGAGTCTTGCGCAAATTGCATCAGGTGCTGTTGATGTTGTGAACCATTGCATACATAACTACGTGTCGAGTTTTCTTGCTGTCGATTTCGCCTCAACTAAATCGATTCTCGTATTTGTTCCGAATGGAAGCAACGTGAGTCCAGATTTCTGAAGCTTTAAGAGCACGCCTCCAGTGTCTGTGCAATGATATTCGATGCTTTCAGCGGAAAATGCTTGAATCACCAGGGCAACTTCACCTCGCGTCTCACAGTCGATCGAAACCATATCCCCGGCTGCAATTGGTATCGCAGTTCCGGTGTAACAGTCGGAAAGTCGATATGCTGCACCGGTTTTCATATTGGTCCGCCTCCAGACGCTGGAGTGACGACGGGTGACAATGTTCCTGGCAGAGGATCCTTTAAGACTTCAACCCAGAAGCACACGCAGCCCTTTGACGGATTCTTGGGATTTGGAGGACTCTGGTTCATCACGTATACATGGGAATGCGGCGTCGGAATGGGATTTCCGTCAGGATCGTTATGTGGTGGAGAATTAGGTCCATCAACCCTATAAGCTATAGAACCAACCGGTGGACTGCACGGTTTGCAGCCATTTTGAGGAGTCTTCGGCTTGTGGCACTTGCACGGCGCTTTGTTTACACCCCACTTGAAACATCCCCAGTTGATAATATAGCTGGTTGAGCAATTGTAAGCGTTGCCAGTCACGCCTTTCTGAGCGATACACGCGGAGTTGCATGCCGCATGCTCCATCGGGGTGCAAGTTCGCTCGCCTGAGGGATCTATACCCTTACAAGGATTAGAATCCGTGTACTCGTAAATGTTAAACTCACTGCCGTCAAATCCGACTGGGTCGCGCGAACAAAATCGCCCCAGTCCTGGGTCGTACATTGCTAGAGCAGAGCTCGCGAACTGGATTGCCATTTGGCATGCAAACAATGCGATTAGAATTCGTCGATGATTCATCTTCCTGAAGCTCCATTGGGATTGTTAGAAAAGTTTGGCGGTGTAACGTGGTTGAAGGTATCGTAGTTTAGATTCCCTTGCGTCACGGGATTACCGAACCCAAATGACGCATTCGGATTTGAAGTTGGTGGTCCAAGTTGATTGAATTGCAGATCGCGCTTTTGACGCAATCGTTCTTGCTGCGCAAGTAGCTCTGGAAAGTCATCGATGGTCTTGGGACGGACGAGTCGTGAAAGAAAACCGCGATACATCGGATGTGGATAGTGCTTCACAGCAAGCGAATAACTTACAGCAGCGTCGGAACGATTGCCGCTGTCTTCCAAGCAATGGCCCCGTGCGGCAAGAAAAGCCGCAAAGGACTCGGCGTTCGAAAGTGATTTCAGATAAAGTCCGGCATCTACTTCGTGTTGAGCGATCGGATGCGGCCAGCTCATGTAGTGATCATCGGCGAAACTATTCAATCCTCGATTGGTGCCTTCGACATTCACGCGTTCGCCAGATTTATCCCATCGGCAAAATAGATGCTCCTTCGCGTTCACCAAGTAGACGGGATAACCGAGTCGTCGAGCGACCGCTGTGTACAGGACTGGCATCGAGACACAAGTACCACCGTTTGAACTGCCAACGATACCGTGAAGGAAAAGATCTTGGCTCTTTGTAAAGTCGATATCGTTGACTCGCTCCAAGTTGTAATGAACGCCGAAGTCCTGTTGCAAAGCCGTGACCAACATCAGCATCCGGAAGTAAGCTTCCGAGTTGTTGAATTCGTTCGGCTTTTGTAAGAACTGGTAGAGGTTGCGATCGGTGTCTATCCTGACCTTCTTCGCCCAGCCATCTAACTGAGCCAGCAGTTGTGCAACGTTCACATTCTCTGTGCCAGGCAATCCATCAGTAGCTCGTAGATTCAGTAAAGCAATGTCCTGCTTGCTCAACTCCTCTTCGGTCATCATGGTCAAGTCAGCGAAGGTTGGAAGAACAGGATCCTTTGGCTGCGTGGCTCGCAATCTAGGATTCGCAGTTTTAATCGCCGTTTGCGACGGAGCAGAGAGACTCCAAATACCTAGAACAGTGACGACTAACGCACAAAGCGCACTCAACGTCCAGATGGCATATAGCCGTAACGGTCTCACTAATTCTTTGCTTGTTTCAGTAGACGCAAGCTTGGAGGCTGCTTGTGCCGTAATAGTTTGTCGCTTTCGTCGATCACGTTTTTTCATCGAACTCCGCCTCCCGACTTGCTTGACTCTTACCCGCAGGAGGTATTAGAGGGCACGCGGAAGCAAAACGCAACAAAATTTTCTTGCGGTAGTCTGGTGCACGGTCAATCGTTGTTGCTCAGCGACGATGGCGAGTAGTGTCTGTCGCCATGGGCGAGTCAGTAATTGGTTGCGTTCCGTTACCCATTCTCAAGGACCATAATCGCGCCAGTATCGTGGGTCATGCCGACGACATTACGTTTCGAGACGAGTTTCCTCATCCCACAAATTGAGTTCGATTTTATTCGTTGCGATCGCATGCTTGTAGGAAACAAATCCGTCAAGCGAACGACATTTGAGGAAATCGTTCAATTTTTTCAAAGCTTCTTCAATTGGTAAAAAACAGTGTTTAAAAATGGGTGCGATGTGAGTCGCATAGGAGATAGTTTCTTGTACGTTTCGATCGGACCACGTCATATTCCATTGGCTATTTAGACTAGCAATCAATGCGATTCTCTCATCCTTTACCACAATCTGCACCCACGCACCGTCAGTAACGCATTGATACGACCGATGGTATTCAATTTCGGGGAGGTCTGCCAAAATCTCCGCCTCGGAAGCGTTGATGAACTGCCGCGCATCATGCCACATTTGTCCCCACCAGTCACGACCATTGCTTGCGGATCTGAAGGTACTAGCCGTTACTCGTTCGGTTAAATGAATCGACAGAATAGGAATGCGTTCGATACTGCTTTCGGGCATATAGAACGACTCTCTAATTCCATCGCAAACGTGACCTTGCGTCAACCCTTCCTTAAGTAAGAAATGCACCACACTTCTACCGCGAATCCGTTCCTCAATAGATGAGAACTGCTTAATATTCTCGGTGCGACGGTCAGCGCTTTCAACATAGAAGACCATATCTGCACGTGCAAAAAACGGATGATTCGGTGCCTTTCGCAAGTGTAAATGAGGTCCCTGTCGCATATCAATGACAACAGTTGTTACATCCTTTCCAAAGCTCCAACTGCCGTACTGACTATCCAACAGCACTCCGGCAACACAGAGATGTTGAAGAGATTCCAAAGTTTCGAGGCTCACTTATCGCTCCTTAGGCTTCATTTTCTTACACTTCGGATTAAAACTTCCGTCAGGCAAGACAACTGGCTCATCATCGGGGCACTGATAGATTGGAACATCAGTAATCTTTTCGCATTCGGCACATGGATTGTTGTTGATAAAGCAGTGAAATTCGCACTTGGAGAAGTCACAGGGGTCCTTGGGCTGAGCAACATTTTTACCGGCCAGAAATTGCTGTTGCAGGTACAGGCATTGCTGCTCAACATCGTGATACGCACTACTTTTTCCTGGTTCACCTTCACCTTCCCCACCAGGGCGGACGGAGTTCTCGTATCTCGACACGAGCGGAATATATCGTTGATCCGTAACATCTCCCTTCTTGTTCTTGCAAAAAATTACCAAGTATCCAGTTGTGACATTACCCTTCGGTTTAGCCCAAGGGTCTCTAGGATCTATCGGATCAGGAAGGCCGGTGGGATACGTCGGCATCACTGGAGGATCTTTCGGGTCTAATTTCGGTATCTGCTTGCATGGAGGAAGCTTTCGTATGAGACCGAAGGGATCCAAATAGTACGTTGGGCTGGACTGTACAAATTGGTAAAGGGAGGGCGATTCGCCTTCGAACCCAATTGGGTCGCGGGACAAGAAACGGCCCAAACCTGGGTCGTACATTGCTGATACTTCTGATGCCAGCATTGACGCTGCAAGAATTCCAACCATAAGTGTTACATAACGATACGAACTCATCTTCCTAGAACTCCGTTTGGAAAACCGTCATTTCGAACCCGCACCGGGTATTCCTACAGATAGACGCGGCTGATGTGGCTGCGAATATCTGCCTTCGAGCCGCCAATTATAGCGGCGTTGAGCATGGAGGTGCGAGGTGCTCTCGACTGTTCCCCCTTCTTCTTTGTCTGCCCAAGCTCGGCAATCGGAAATCGCTGCGATTCTTGCGGCCGGTATCGTTCGAATGAAATCGCGTTTGGCGATCCGCGATCCAGAAATTGCCAACGATCCCTACAAATCACCACCAGCTTGCCTTGAGCTTTCTCCAGAAAGCGTGCTCTCTGTTAACAGGCCGGAGACCGGAGACGGGAGGCTGAAGGAAACGCAATTTACTCCGGCCTCCAGCCTAACGCCTCCCGCCTGCTAAGGAGAAATCAATGCAACTAGACATCGACAAAGAGGTCGCGCTGCTCCAACGCATGACGGTTGGGCAGCTGCGAGAGAGGTTCGAAGAGACGTGGGGCGAGCCGACAAACACTCGCAATAAGCAATGGCTACTCAAACGCATCGCCTGGAAGATGCAAGCCAATATCGAGGGTGACATTTCCGAGCGTGCTAGAAGTCGGGCGGCCGAACTCGCACGCGGCACCGACATCCGAACGACGGCCCCCAAGGCTACCAAACCGGTGACAAACCCTGTGGCTGACACGGTGACCGGATTCGTCGAGCCGGGAGAAGACAGCCGTCTACCTCCCCCAAGATCAGTCATCGAGCGGGTCTACAAGGGCCAAAAGATTCTAGTTCTGGTCCTGGAAACCGGCTTCGAATACGACGGAGCAATCTACAAGACGCTCAGCGCTGTGGCCAAAAAGATCACAGGGCAGCACTGCAATGGGTATCACTTCTTCAAACTTAGCAAGAAAAGTAGGGAGCAATGAACAAACTCAACAACAATCGCAGGCTGAACTGTGCGATCTACACCCGGAAGTCCACAGACGAGGGGCTAGACAAAGAGTTCAATTCCCTCGATGCTCAACGCGAATGCGCCGAAGCCTACATCAAAAGCCAAACGCAAGAGGGCTGGAACTGCCTGCCCGATCACTATGACGACGGTGGGTTCTCCGGTGGCAACATGGATCGACCGGCTCTAAAGCAACTACTGGCGGACATCGAAGCTGGGAAGGTCAACTGCGTGGTCGTCTACAAAGTCGATCGACTGAGCCGTTCGCTGATGGACTTCGCTCGCATGCTCGAAGTCTTCGAACGTCATCAAGTTGCATTCGTAAGCGTAACTCAGCAATTCAACACGACCAACTCGATGGGCCGGCTGATGCTCAACGTGCTCTTGTCGTTCGCCCAGTTTGAACGTGAGATCATATCAGAGCGTACCCGCGACAAGATCGCTGCCGCTCGGCGAAAGGGAAAATGGTCCGGGGGGATGCCTCTGCTTGGATACGACATCGAGCCGCAAGGTGGCAAGCTTCGAATCAACGAGGTCGAGGCCAATAGAGTCAGGGCGATCTACGATCTCTACTTGGATCGCGAATCGATCATGGCGACCATCGCTGAACTCGACAACCGTGGCTGGAACAACAAATCATGGAATACCAAGAAAGGCATGCTTCGAGGCGGTTCGCCGTTCACCAAAGCAACGCTGTTCCGACTCCTTACCAACGTGACCTACATTGGCAAATTAGCCTACAAAGACGAAATCAACGAAGGTGAACACGACCCGATCGTCACGCCCGATGTGTGGCAAAGGGTCCAGTCCTTGCTTCGACGAAACGGTCGGACTGGCGGTGTCGATGCAAGAAACAAATTTGGTGCCTTGCTCAAGGGAATTCTGCGATGCTCCTGTTGCGATTGCTCGATGACTCCGACGCATACGACAAAGAGTGGGGCCAAACGCTACCGATACTACGTGTGCATGAAGGCCCAGAAGCGTGGCAGACGGATCTGCGAGTCGAGGTCGGTGCCAGCTGCGGAAATCGAGAAGTTCGTAGTCGAAAAGATACGCCAAGTCGTAGAAAACGAGAGGCTTGTCGACGAGGTCGTGCAGCAAGCTGAAGTACAGACACAACACGAGCTCGACGCCCTTGTTGCCGAACAGGACGAGATCGTCAAGGAAATCGAGTATTGGAACGAAGCCATCCGAATTGCTGCCCCCAAAATCAAACCAAATTCCCCAGATGCGAACCTGCTGAAACAGTTAGCAGATTGGCATGAGGATCTTCGGATTGCTGAGAATCGGCTCACCATCGTCAACGCAAAACTAACCCTACTAAAGTCGCAGGCGCTGACATCCAACGATGTAGCAACAGCGCTCGATAGCTTTGAGCCGGTTTGGGAATCGCTCACGGTTCGCGAACAATCACGGATCGTCAAGCTAATCGTCAAGCAGGTCGATTACGACGGTGCCAATGGGCGAGTTACCATCACGTTTCACCCGGACGGAATCAAATCGATCGCCAGAAGCAACAAACCAGAACTTGCGGAAGCCGCATCATGAACGATACATTAAGCGTCGATTTTCAGTTCTCAATCAAGCCTCAGGGCCGAGGTGCCCGAAAGAAAATGGTTGAGAAAAAGGGCCCTTCGGTAGAGACGAAACCTCTAGAACGAATCCCTCGGATCGCTCGCTATATGGCACTCGCGATTCACTTCGAGGGTCTTATCAAGAAAGGGGTGGTCACAGATTTCGCTGACCTTGCCCGACTTGGGCACGTGACGCGGGCTCGTGTCACGCAGATCATGAATCTACGGTTGCTTGCGCCAGAGATCCAGGAGGATATTCTTCTCCAAGTTGGCAAGAATGTCATGCGGGATCAAATTGGGCTGAAGGAGCTTCAGGAAATCTCGATGTATCCAAGCTGGAGTAAGCAACGGAGCGCATGGTTCGGTCTCAAACGCACTAACAAGTGATCGTTCAAGCATTACCGCACGCATCGGACAACCACCATCAGCAACAACAAACCATCCACGGATATCGGCAATAGAATTAGCTAATATATGGTCGGGAAAACCGAAGACATTCAGTGGGCCGACAGAAGACCAGAAAATCTTTATTACATCATTGACCAAGTCCGACGGAGTTTTGCCCCATGAGGATTCGAGTGTGGTTGGCGAATTCGGTTGGGAAGATCCCCGCAAAGGCGCAACCAACATGGCCAAACGCATAAACAAGAAGTTATCTGAAAATGCAGAGGCTTGGTGCGTCATTCCTGAGGACAACGAACGATGTCTTTTCGTTTTGAATTCTGAGTTGGGACGGCGTTCCTAAATTGTTCCATTTTCGGACCTTACGCAGGCAATCCGCTGTGCGATTATTTGGCCACTCTAACAAAATGAGGGCCAAACCTGGCTACAAACAAAGAGCGGAGGGGAAGTACGCTAGACTGCATCCCAAACGCTGAAACGGTCCGTCAACGATTGGAAGCAATGCAAAACCTAGGCCGTAAACTTCTTGTACTTATAACCGACCCTGAATCCCACGGTCCTCTTTTTTCGTGTTGGCCCAGAAACCCCAAGTCTTCGTTTGGCTGTCCAAATAGGTCGAATTGGGAAATATGGGAATTTCCCAAAACCCTCTCTAGGGAATTTAGCAAATTTCCGCGAACTAACCCACTGGCTTTTGCTGGGTTTCTCGTGAATGCACCCGTGAATTATCTCTTTTCCCAAGGCTGTTTTGGGAATTTTCGCCAGTCATAGGCGACGGGTCTTACTCACATCAACACAAAGCACCGCAAACAAGCGGTCGATCCCCACAGGCCTGAAATCTCAGACCTGTTCCTGTGGGGAATCGAGAGGAATCAACAAATGGCAGAGGAAACAACACAGTCAAACCTGGGTGACGACAAATTCGTTCGGCGAGTAATTCTTCGTCAGGTCAGAAAGGTGATCGCGACCTCCAATCTTACAAACGATGATCGAGACGATCTAGTCCAAGAAGCCTACACCCAGGTCACTAAGAGTTTGGAAAGTTTTGATCCTGCGGTCGGTCACATTCGTCCGTTTATCGTCACGGTCGTTCAGCGTCACTTAGGCAATGTTGTTCGTGATCGCAACGTCGCAAAACGTGCGACTCGAGGACGTGTGAGCCTAAGTAAGACCGTCAGATCCGAGGAAGATTCCCATGTGGAAATGTCCCAGGTTCTACACGACAAGGACCAAGATCGACGACTAGGTCGCGAGCGTCGACTTAGTGAAGAGGATCTTAACGACCTTCGTCTTGATCTAGCCGCTTTCATGAAGACCTTACCCGAGAGGTTCCAAGATCTTCTCCGTCGAAGGCAGACCCAAACGATCTCCGAGATTTCACGCGACTTGGGTGTTCCTCGAACCACGGTCAACGAGTGGATGAGAAAAATCCAATCGCTTTTTGAGGAAGCAGGATTTGACAGATATCTCGATGAGTAACCGTCAGTCAACCAATGAGTCGGGTATTTCAACAGATACCGAGAGCATTTTTCTTAGCGATAAACAACCCATGAAATTTTTGCTGAAAGATCCGCTGAAGATGTCAACGCGACTGGTCCCTCATGAGCCTGGAGAACGAAGGTGCCTCAAGTGCGACAAGATGTTTCAATCCAAGAGCGCTGCCAATCGGATCTGTAAACCATGCTCGCAAACCAATGCATCCATGAAGCTGAGTGAATCTTTGATCGCTCGCGAACGAGGCGCAAAACGCCTTAACGGCAACCTTCTCGATAGGAACGACTCTTATCGGATGAACTTTTAATCGGTGACGAAGCTGATTCACCTCCCTCTCTTTTTGACTACGGCAATCTCATGTCCCAAGCAACACTACCTCCAGAGACAAGCGACAAAAACGTGCTGACCTACTCAGCGCTCAATACGTTTCGCAATTGTCCTCGTAAGTACAAACATCGTTACATCGATAATCTGCGTCCACGGATGAAAGTCGAATCGCTGTCGTTCGGCAGCGTGATTCACAGTGCCATCGAGCTTTGGTATCGGTCCGTCAACGATGCAAATCGCCTGTGGAAGGCCCTTGATTTCATCGACAGAAGCTTCCCGGAGCGAGCCACGGACGAGAACCAAATGGCCAGCTGGCATCTGGCACGAGCCATGTTCACAGGGTATGCCTCGCGCTACCCAACCGAGGACTTTACGATCATCGAGGTTGAGAAAACCTTCACCGGACAGATTCGGAATCCAGACACAGGCCGCTGCAGCCAAACCTTTGTGATGGCTGGCAAAGCCGATGCGATCGTCCAGTTACATGATGGGATGTATTTGCTCGAGCACAAGACGGCTGCGTCGATCGATGGCAACTACCTGGACAAATTGTGGACCGATACGCAGATCGCACTGTACTCGTATTACCTCCGCGAACTCGGCTATCCGATCGTCGGCATCATTTACAACGTGCTCCTCAAGAGCCGTCTTAAGCAAAGCCCTGGTGAAACGCAGGAGGAGTACGAAGCACGCCATGCCGAGCTAGCCGCCAAGAACAAGAGCGGCAAGTCGACGGCCAAACGCCAGATGCCTGAAACTAACGAGGAGTTTCAAGGGCGGCTCTCTGCATGGTACTCAAAACCAGAGGCGTTCCATCGCGAGTTCATTTATCTCTCCGAGGAGCGACTGGCCATGCTCCAAGATGAGGTCTGGGAGATCACCCAGCAGTACCTCGATGCACGACGACGTGGGAAATGGCTGCTGAACACGTCGAGCTGCTTTTCGTACCAGCGTCCCTGCGAGTACCTCTCGTACTGCCAATCTGGCTTCAATCCAAACGTTGCGGAGAACCTCTATGAGATCACTCTTCCGCACGAAGAGCTCACCTCGATCGATTCTGATTCACCCGTTTTCTAAAAGGACTGATTTTCGATGAACATCGCTTTACCGACCGAACCTTCCAAGCCAGTGACCGAGCTTGGAAAGCAAACCATCCTACTCTACGCAAATCCCAAACTTGGGAAAAGCACTTTTGCGAGTAAGGCTCCCGGAGCGCTCTTTTTCGAGTGCGAGCCTGGTCTGAACCATTTGGAGGTCTTCAAAGTACCGACCTACTCTTGGGAGGCGTTCCTCGAGGCTTGCAAGCTAGTTGCCAAGGGCGACCACAATTTCAAAACGATTGTGATCGATACGGTCGACAACGCTTTCAAAATGTGCTCCGACTACGTCTGTGCCAAGCATGGTATCGAGTACGAAGGGGACATGGGCCACGGTAAGGGCTGGGCTCTGGTCAAGAACGAATGGCATCGGGTGCTTACTCGATTAGCCAGCTTACCGTACGGCTTGATCCTTATATCGCATGCGATCGATAAAACGATCGAAACGCGAACTGGGGAGTACACGAAGACCACTCCGAGTCTCCCGGATCGCGCACGCAATGTCGTATTGGGCCTCGTGGACATCATTTTGTTCGGTGACTCGGTCGCCAAAAAGGATGCTGCGGGGAACGTCACGATCGAACGGGTGTTGCGCACCAAGCCCCATCCAACCTACGAAGCCGGTGATCGCACTGGCCGTCTGCCTGAATTGCTACCTCTTGATTACGAGCAGTTCGTCAAAGCCTTCAATTCTCCCGCTCGCAGCTCGGAAACCGGCACCAGCAGCGCAGCGAAGAGTCCCGCGCCGGCAAGCACTCCTTCAGCAAAGGCTAAATAGCTATGAATGGTCATGATTCATTCGAACCAAACTCGCAGGTAGACCTCACATCATTCGATGATGAGTTCGAGTCTGCGGAGACACCTAGTTACGAGGAGGTGCCTGACGGCAAGTACCAGGTGAAAATCCAGACGGCCAAGCTTGAGTCCAGCCAAAAGGGGGATCCGATGATCAAATTCGATCTGGAGATTATCTCTGGCTCACAGGCAGGTCGGCATATCTTCAAGAACTCCGTCATTACCCAGGCATCTCTTCCGTATGTCAAAGCTGATCTAAAGACGCTCGGCTTGGAGCTTGCCAGGTTCAGTGAACTCTCGGGGCGACTTGAGGAGTTACTCGACGTGACGCTTGAGATCACCAAACGGACTCGAGGCGACTACACGAACGTGTATCTCAACCGTCGGCTTAACATCGCTCGCGCTTCGAGTAACTCGTTAGCGGATGAGAACCTTCCGTTTTAGATGGTTGTTTAATTGACCGGCACTATTTGATTTTAGCGACGGTCTGCGGCCGAGACAGGATGGCGTGACAGGAAAACAGTCCTTCGCGATGTGGTTCTTTTGCCGGGTGCCTATCGCGATTCCTAGTCAAGACTCCCCGAGCCTGTCTCGGCTTTTCATTTCTCGCTACACCGAGATGTTCAAAAGGAAAACATGGATTTCCGAATAGTGATCGACTCTAGAGAAAAAGAGCCTTACACCTTTGCATGTGAAGTCGTGAAAGCCAAGCTTGACGCTGGCGATTACTCTGTGCACGGCTTTGAGAATCAAGTCGCAGTCGAGCGCAAAAGCCTCGCTGACTTCGTTGGTACTGTGATTCACGATTACGATCGTTTTGCTCGGGAGCTTGAAAAGCTCTCGGCCATGGATGCAGCGTGCATCGTCGTTGAAGCGGATCTGAATGCTGTGCTTTGCAATAAGCACACCGATTCACTCAGAGCGGTCTCTCCACAATCGATTCTTGGGGCGGCAACCTACATCGGCATCAAATACAAGGTGCCGGTGTTCTGGTGCGGATCCAGACCTGCCGCAGTTGGGTTTACTGACACGTTCTTGCGATCATACATTCGCGAGATCTCTAGCAGAGGGGGGCTTGGCCATGAGTAAGCAAATCTCTGGTTCGGTCGATCGAGTGTACTTCACTAGCGCCAAGTTCTGCGCCGGTGCTCTTGTCGGCCAAGATGGCGTCCGTGTTCGCTTCCGTGGGCCATTTTGCGTCAGCGAAGGAGAATCGGTCACACTAACCGGTCAGTGGAAAAGCGATCCGAAGTATGGTGACCAGTTCGACGCTAAATGCGTGACTTACGATTTGCCGGAAACCCCTGAGGGATTAGTACAGTACCTAGCAAAGCATCCGGCGTTTGTCGGAATCGGGGAAGCCACGGCACGCAAGATTGTCCAGTACGTCAGCAGTGCCGAGCACCTTGACCGCGTAATTCGCCAGGATGTTCAAGAACTCAATCGTGCACTGCGGATCCCTAAGCAGACATTGCATTCATTGCGGGAAGCGTGGATTGCCAACAGCGCACAAAATGAGGTCCGTTCCTACTTAGCAAGCTTTGGGCTCTCCCATCTTCAAATGGAAGCACTGCTCGATCAGTTTGGATCCTCGGTCGTTGGTGTGCTTCGAGCCAATCCGTATTTGATCATTCAGTACGTCAAAGGCTACGGTTTTAAGCGAGTCGACAAGATTGCAAGATCCATGGGGGTTCCAAAAGAACATCCAGGAAGGCTCGAAGCCGCTTTGTGCTACTTGGTATTCGATGAGGTCAATTCCGGTCACACATGGATATCTCGCGATGAGCTGGTACGCAAGGCGCTCGAACTGCTACTGCTGGATTCACTTCAGAGCGATTCGATCATCGAGGATGCCCTCGAGCGAACCATCGAGCAAGGGAAGCTAATCCTCAACGAGGATGCTGTGGCACTGACCTATTATGCGGAATCCGAGTGGTTTATTCACCAATGTTTTCAGCTCTACGGCCGCGTGACTCGCCCGCTAGGGCTTTCGGCATCGCACGGCGAAGGTCTCAAACACGCACAGCTAGCTGCCTACGAGGCTGCATTGCATCATTCGATCATTGTGATTTCCGGGGGGGCTGGTACCGGTAAGACCCACACACTGGCTCGCATCGCCAAAACCTTCGAGTCAGCCGAACTAAAGGTCGCACTTTGCTCACCCACCGGGAAAGCCTCCAAGCGTATCGAGGAGTCGCTGCGATCCCAAGGGCTATCGCTTGAAGCCAAGACAATCCACCGGTTGCTTGAGTACAACGGCCATGAGTTTCGAAGAAAGAGCCTCTCGATACCAAGCAACCCAGGGGCTGGCGATACAGCAAACGACGCTTTCGATGTAGTCATCGTAGATGAAGTGTCGATGGTCGATGTCCCCTTGATGGCTGAATTGCTTCGACGCATCGACTTAGACTCCACCAGGCTTATTCTAGTCGGTGATCATAATCAATTGCCCCCTGTGGGCGCTGGTAATGTCCTTCGAGACTGCATCAAACATGAGCTTGTTCCGACGTTCATTTTGGATGAGGTCATGCGCCAAGCTGGTGTTCTCAAAACCAACAGCATGGCGCTTCTATCGCAACGTGTGATGCCAACGGCCCTGGGAGATCCGGGCTGGAGCGTAATCGATTCCCTCAGTGACCCGGTGCAGATCCAGGTTTACCTGCGCGATTTGGTGCTCAATCGAATTCCGGATCGGCTTGGTCTAGACCCTGTCATTGACGTTCAAATCATCACGCCGACGCATATTGGACCTCTCGGTACCAAGGCCATCAATGGAATGATGCAGTACCTGCTCCACGGTGAAGTCAATCGCAAGTTTGCAGTCGGAGACAAAGTCATCCAGACGGCCAATGATTACTGCATGGGGGTTATGAATGGCACACTCGGAATTATCTCTGAAATCGACACTGAAGCAGGAACCAAGTACGTCGTCGATTTCGATGGGCACGGTCGCAAGCTAGTCCAGGATGACCAGATTCTTAACGTCCAGCTTGCCTACGCACTGACTGCGCATAAGGCCCAGGGGAGCGAGTTTCCATGCGTGGTCGTACTTTGCCACAAATCGCATTTCTTCGCCGATCGGAATTGGCTCTACACCGCGGTGACTCGCGCGTCGAAGTACTGCATCTTGGTCGGTGATCGTTGGGGACTGTCAAACGCTGTGAAAAAGAACAGTGTTAGTCAGCGCCGAACTTTCCTTGATCGCTGGGCCAAAGAGACTGCTCAAGCCACGGAGGTGTCACTTTGAGTGAGGCTATTGAACGAAATTGTCCAGCGAGCATCCGTGATCGCCATCAGTGGGTCGCTTGGAAGTATGTCGAGCGAGACGGCAAGCCGACCAAAGCACCGATTAATCCACACAATGGGTTGCTTGCTTCTTCGACTGATTCATCGACTTGGGGGACATTCTTACAGGCGATGCAAGCCTGCGAGCGCAACAAGTCTCTTGCAGGTGTTGGCTTTGTCTTTTCAGCCGATGATCCGTACTGCGGTGTGGACCTGGATGATTCCATCGACGAAGCCACCAGGGAGCTTAAGCCGTGGGCACAGCAGATCGTCGATCGTCTCGACAGTTACACCGAGATCAGTCCTTCAGGCTTGGGCTTAAAAGTATTCATCAGAGCCAGTAAGCCCGGATCCCGCTGCCGCAAGGCGTATCAAGACGGTGAAGTCGAGATCTATGATCGCGATCGGTTTTTCACTGTCACAGGGAATCGAATCGTCAGTGTTCCCGACGAGGTGAATATTCGGCAAGAATCCCTCGATGCTGTTTATGCACAGGTGTTTGGCAACGATGAACCAGGCGCTAACGGGACTCCATCGACTAGTCGAGGCCCCCAGCCAAGCGATAGTGGTTCGGTTTCTCTCAGTGACGATCAGATCATCAATCTGGCGTCCCAGCGTCGCTCCTCGGGCGCGAAGTTTCAATCGCTGTGGAACGGCGATTGGAACTCGCATTTCAATTCGGCCAGTGAGGCGGACTCATCGGTGGTCTTTACCCTCGCTTACTACACCAAAGATGCTGCTCAGATCGATCGGATCTTCCGACTTTCACAGTTGATGCGTGAGAAATGGGATCAAAAACACGGTAACGAAACCTATGGACAGCGGACGATCGCCAATGCGTTAAAGAAGGTCACCAAGCAGTACGATCCGACGAAAAAACGCTCTGTTGCCCCCAAGCCACCAAGCCAGATCCCCCCAAAAATTGGTTTCCCAAACACGGACATCGATTGGGATTTCAGAAGCGATCAGACTGAAAACGCTATGGCCGTGGAGTTCATCGACGGCAATCAAACCATATTGCGATACGTGCCATCTTGGAAGAAATGGCTCGCCTGGGACTCAAAGCGTTGGAAGATCGATATCGATCAAAGTCGAACGACTCGATTGGCACGCAGATTGGTTCGCAATTACTGGGACAGGATGCGAGTCATCCAAAACGAGGACCAGCAAGAGAAATGGGCTGAATTCTGCCGACGAGCCAATCGCAAGACCACGATCGAGAACGTCGTATCGCTAGCACGGTGCGATGGTAGGACGACGATCGATCACGAGCTATTGAATCAAAACTCCTATTTCCTGAATCTGCAAAACGGCACACTTGATTTATCCACATCGGAGTTTCGCGATCATCGTCAGACGGATTCCATTACGCAAATCGCCAACGTCGCATACGATCCCAATGCGTCATGTCCAAAGTGGCGAGCATTCATCGATCTGATTTTCGGAAGCGACGATGAAGCCAAGCGATACATCCAAGCCCTGCTGGGTTATTCGTGCTCGGGGGATGTCGGCGAGCATATTCTTCCAATCTGCTATGGCTCGGGTGCCAACGGCAAGTCAACGCTCTGGAATGCAATCGTCGAATTGCTTGGTGACTATGCCATGCTGGCACCTAGCAAGTTGCTGCTT